TACAAACGATTCTGTCTTCTTGCAAACTGAACCTGTGGATGACCATTTAATTTCATGTCTAGTAGAGAAAGATATTGCTGCATTTGTTCATAATACGCAAGGTCTCCTGCAAAGTTCATCAAGTCTGCTATGTCATTCAGCATCATTTGATACTTGATATCAAAAAAGTTTCTTGAATTATTAAATGAACTCGTTAAAGGAAACATCTTTGATACAAATAATATATTACTTGATAGCGATATATACTCGTTAGCAACATCAGTTGCAGTTATCTGATGTTTTAAATAAGTTCGTACTGTGGCATCAGAATGAAACTCTTGATAATACTGTAGCGCTTCGTCGACACGATCTTCGACTTGATCTTCGTCTACGTTAACTTCTATTACAGGTTCGCCAAGCTTACGCTTCGCATAATCAATAAGAGCTGCACGTGAATTTGGAACTGCCATTTTAAATCCTTTTTTATTCTATTTATAAGGACTCGTTCCTAAAACATCTTCATCCCATGCTGCTTTTAATGCTGTAATGTTAATTGCGTTTGTAATTGCAGAAGCTGCAGGAGCATCTCTAAGTTTCTTCTTCTTAGCTACACTTGCTGCTTTTGCAGTTGCATCATCAGCTTCTAAAGCTTTCATATACACAACATCTTCAGCTTCAAGTAAAGGTGCTCTTACTTCTCTTATCTTATCTTTAAATATTACTTTTGCTGCAGTTAAGTCTTCAGATATTGCACTTGCATCTTCATTAAAAACCCATGCGTTTCTAAAATGTCTATCAGAAGGCATGATTGACGGTACTGCAGCGGTTTTACCGTCTTTATCTTGAATCATTGTAGTCATCTTTCTCTCCTTATGCTACTTCTTGATTAATCTTCCAAGCGTTACGCCACGTTCTATGACTTGGTAGATTTTGTTTCTTACAAATTACTAATCTCTTGCGATTAGCTTTTTCATAGTTTCTCCACACTCTTTGTGGTATGTCTTTCATGATTAAGTATTCAATTGCTTGTTCCTCGGTCATCTTATCAACTGGTTTCGTATTATGTAGTAGGTAACCTCGAGTATGTTTCTTAAAATCAGGTTTTGCTTCATCTTCAGCCAAAGCCCAATAAACTTCTACTGGTGGAAGTATACCACCTTGTAAAGCACATGCCAACCAGTTTGGATCCGGCACCGTAACTTTTGCAGGTGCATCCGGTTCTTCAGGATCTTCCCATACTACTCTATAATCACTTTGTACACCTTCTAAATTATCTTTAGCCCAGTGTAATCTATTCCATAAATGTGTTCCCTGAAATTCAGGTGTTTCAATTGTCATGCTAGATCTCCGAATATTGCCACACAGTGTAATCCTGTATCTACTGAACTATTTGATTGACTATAATGGTCAAATCTACATTGACCTGACTGTGTGTTTGATACATTTGATATTAAATGGTCTCCAGACATTCCTGTACTCAAACCACTATAGAAGGCGTTAACTATATTATTTGTAAAGTTTGTGGTAAATGTACCTGTGCCATTATCTGTAATGTTAGTTACATTAAAACTATCCGTAGGAGTAATAGAATCGCCTTGAGCTTGTTGCCACACTTTACACAGGCCTTGCTGTAAGTTTGTATTATTAGAATTTTCACCACGAACGTTAACGGAACCAGCAGTCGTCTTACCTTGTATAGTATCTATAACTAATGTACTCATGCTAGGTCTCCAGCAGCTTGACTATATGTTCTAAACATATCAGCGGTACCAAATCCACTATGCCAATGATTGTGTATATAACTCGTTGAACTTGATGTTTCAAATCCTGTTATTCCAGGGCTATTATTATTTTCAAGTCTTTCTGTGCCGTCGACAATTGAATAGTTAGCGCTACTCATAGGACTAATGAAAGTCATTGTATAATCTCCAGTGCCATTGTCAGTAGGTGAGCTATAATTTAAACTATCCATTATGGCATTTGTAGATGTTCCTTTATAATCTATCCACGCTTTTAATATTCCTTGTGGTACTGTACCTGCACCACCACCAGTACTTGATACGATCATTGCGGTTGTATCAGAGTCATACTTAATATTTGTTACTTCAATATTTGTTCCTACTATTGTGCTCATGCTAGGTCTCCCACTATACCATGTCCATTATCTTTTGTATCAATCAAAGAACTATGACCATACATATGTGCAACATCAACATGATCTGTTGAAGAACTTTCACAACAAACATAATTGTATTCAGATCCGATCGTTGCATCTCCTGCTCCTAGTAAAGCATAAGTTGTATTGCTCATATTATTACTAAAATTTATTATGGACCTACCAACTGCTGTATCAGATACGCTACTAACATTAAAGCTATCATTTAGTGTAACTGCACTTGAAGTATTACAGTCCATTCTAGCCCAAACCTTTATCAATCCTTGTTGTAAATTAGTCGTGGCAGTACCCTCACCTTGTAGAGTTATAGAACCTGCAGTTGTCTGTCCTTTAAGAGTATTCGTCTTAATCTCATATTGACCTGCAACGTTTTTAATCTCATCTACTTTTATTTGACTCGGCATTTCTTATCCTATTAAATATCCTGAAAACCATAAATAACTTTTATCAGCAGTGCTTGGAGTTGAATATTGATCAGACATTGCTAAACCAAACTGTTGTCCTACAGTTGCCTCTACAATAGTTGCAAGTTGTCTACCAGTGTGATTATTGTCATTATTTGCCCATGTTCCTACATAACCATAATGAGCACCATCACTAGCAGTGGCATATATTCTTATTGCCATATAATTTGTAGAAGATTTATAACCAAAGCCAGCTTGTATTTGATATATTCCAGCTACTGGAACTGTGTAAATTCCAGTTGAATTATCAAATGCGTTATCTCTATTAATATCTATTTGTGTATAATTGTAAATCATATCTTGTCCAGCTGCTAAAGTCAGTCCATTTATAGTAGCATTATTTTGTATATTTCCAAATCCTCTTACAGCAAAAGCTGGTACTTTTGGCATTGCTATTCTACCGGTACTATCAACTGTCATTGCACTAGTGCCATTAGTATGTTCTATATTTTCAATACCTAAAGTACTCATACGACTACTAACCTTCCTCCACTATTTACTGTTAGTGTTACTCCACTCGCAACTGTAATCGGTCCTGCTATCATCGCGTTTTCTGTAGCTTCAATAGTTACATTTGCAGTTACTTCTTTGAGTGTAATCTTAAATCCTATTCCTTTTCCTATTCTACTTAATGCCATTACGCTAAATCTCCATCTATATTAACATAGTTTTGTAACATATCTGCTTGGGTAGAATTATTGTAACAAGTTGATGTTAACAAAGTGCTTGTTGTCAATGCTGTATCTTCACTACCACTTATAAAAGAAGGATGAGCATCATAGTTTTCATCTGTAGCACCCCTTAATCCTGCGAACTGTGGACAGTAATCATTACTTGCAAAATTGTTAGTAAACCCTAATGTGTAATCGCCTGTTCCTCTATCTGTTAAACTGGCATGATTGAAGCTATCTCTAACTGAAACTGTGGATTGACCATTATAATTAACCCAATATTTAGATAATCCTTGTTGTAAATTAGTTGTGTTAGTACCTTCACCTTTTATGTCTTTATGAAAAGTCATAATACCTGTGCTCGAATTAAATGACAATACGTCACTGTCACTGTTAGGTATCTGAATCTTTGTAACTTTAAGTGTACTTACCACTTTTTACTCCGGTTTCTTTGGCCATGTAATATTACTTAATGCATCATCAGTTGGAGTTGTCTTCGTAATATCTCTTAGAGCTTGTCTATAGGTCTTCCAATCTGCAGACATCGTAACATCTGAGTTTCCCATCCAGTCAGTTTCAGCTAAGAGTCGATTACGTTGATCTCTTAAATCAGCCATTCTACGTGCAGGTGCGCCATCATGCCATTCCTGTTCTTCGAGGTCGCGCGCTTTCTCTTCTTCTGCCGTAAACTGGATTCTTTCTCCGTTTACCATTTTAAATCTTGGCATTTTTTTCTCCTATCTTAGCTCAACCCATTTTTGCAACACAGGAGTTGTGCTTCCTGTATTTCCATTTATTCTATAAACAGTGTTATCAGGTACAATAAAAGAACTCATTTCTCTACCATTAGACTGATTTGTATATTGGTCTCCAAAACTAACCCCACCTACGTTTACTTGTATATTATCTCCAGTACCAGTTGTAGCAATAAAGCTAACCATTATAGGTTTACCCGTTGAGTTGGTATAATCAGTATTAAATGCTCTTGAACTAGTGACATCTTGCCAAGTTTGACCTACTCCAACACCAAGACTGTGTGAACCACCTGATATAGCTCCACTTGAATCAATTGTAAAAGCCGTGGTGTCAGAATCAAACTTAATATTCTGAGTTTCGATATTTGTTACTACTAGTTTACTCATCTTACACCGTAGGTTTAGTTGGAAATTTAAAGTCTTTATCGTCCATACTTTTAAAAGTCTTTGTTATATCTCTAAGATCTTGTCTATACTTTTTCCATGCATCACTCATTGTTACATCTGATAAAGCCATATAATCTGTTTCAGATAATAATTTATTTCTTTGTATTCGTAAAGCTTCTAAATTTTTAGGAGCTCGACTTTCTTTTATTCTATTCATCTCGTCTTCTGATAAGTCTCTTAATCCTACGCCATGTGTAAAACATTTCATTTATGATCTCCTTAATCCGTAAATATCCATGTTAACAACACTAACATTACCATTACTAAAGTTAACTTTTAAATCTGTTATTTGTGCAGTGTTAACAGTATGCAAACCAGTAGTCATATAAAAGCTACCGTGATCATTACCAAGTGTAGTACCACCTAATTCAGATATTATCATTGGTATACCAAGACCTAAACCTCTAAAGTTTATACATCTAAATGAACCAGTCCAAAATTTACTTGGTGTATTACTAAAAAACAATTCGCCATCACCATTTGTATTATAGTTTCTACCAGCACCAGCTGCATTAGCTTGTCCCTCAATAAAATAAGGATTGCTTTGTCCACCACCATAAGAGCCATTAAATTTAAATTCAATTTCTAAACTTGAACTGCTTGTACTACTGCCTTGTAATCTATTTACTATAATAATA